AAGGGCGCCGCGGGCAGCGCTGTATGATGCAGTAAAATGTTTAATCAGAACTTCAAAAGGAAGCTCCAGGGCCACGCCGATCTGACGCAAAATAGACATAACAAAAGGGTCAAAAGCTGCATTTGGACGCCCCGGATTTGAATCATGGACACTCTCACCTTTGGCAAGGCCAATAATTGCGCCGCTGGCCAGCTTGTAATCATCGTCTGTTGTTTTAGAGCCGGTTTCATCCGACAAATCATTCAAATCAAAAGTAGGATCACCGGATTCTGTTTCAACAAAAACAGTAAAAAAAGAGCTGATCACGGCGGCTGCAAGTTCTGCCTCTGTATAACGATCTAATTGTTTAAGCGGTTCGATAACCGGTGCAAGGTCAGGAACCCCCCTGGATTGTCCCGGTCTGTCAGGAGAAAATAGATGGATAACGTTTCGCAAGCCGAGTTCACCGCCGAATGCGGGAACTATTTGCCACTCCATGCCTTTGGCATATCTTCGATTCGCGCCTGGATGCTGTTTAAGAATATGATATTTGAGAGGAGCGCCGTATTTATCTTTTTCAATTCCACCGGCAAGGTTTTCTGTGTCACGGGCATATTTTGAATTTGTAACCCTGTCGGCTTCGACTATCTGCAATTTTAGATCATAAGGAAAGCCGCGCCGTTTAATGCGCGGAAGGATAACAAACACGTCCCCGTTTTCGATTGTCTGACGATATACCATCCTGGTAATTGCGTTGCCGTTTAATGTACGAGCGGCATCACAGTCTTTTGATTCCCAGAAAAGGCGCCATTCTCTTTCGGTTTTCGTTTCCCAACTATCTGCGGCATCGTCAGTTAAAGGCAAAACCCCTCTGTCAATACGCGATTGGAGCTTGAGACCTGAGCCGACTATGTTTGATACTTTTGTCTTAATTGCGCCGGTTGCAAGCGGGGTATTTCGTATGAGATCACGGCTGCGCTGACGGAGGGTAGGAAGATCAAGCAGGGTATCGGAATCGGCATCATAACCGAACGGAGACCATTGTTTTAAAGTACGTCGTGATTTGGAAGCGCCGACATAACTACCTGCAATGGCCATGCTGGCCCGCGCCCTAAGTCGCCGGGTTGCCCTGACAGGGCTAAAAAATTCAATAACCTTATCAACGACATTAGGCTTAATGGCAACTCTTGATTTTCTATGAACTTGTTTCATTTGTTATCCCGGTTCAAAGTTACTGGATTCCCGCCTTCGCGGGAATGACGGGAAAGAGTATTTTTTTTCATTCTCAATTCACCATTCCTCATTCCCTATTCCCTATTTCAATACGGTGTCGCTCCTCGAACTCGAATCCCGCCCCGCGTAAGGCGTTTGACGTGCTTATCCCAGAACGTAATATTGTCCCGGATCTCTTTTGCATTTGCGCGGGTAAGGGATCGGCCTCCAATAGAATAAGACTGTCCCGTGGCAACCGCTGTATCGGCGGCAAGCCAGGATGTGAGCTGGGTGTTTGCTTGCGCGAGTGTGATTCCGGCCATAAGATTTATGATTGTTGATTGTTGATTGTTGATTGAAAACCACAAAACATGGTGGTGTTTTCGACTGACCGGAACTATATCATGTGTTTTTGAGGAAAAAAGGGGAAAACGGGAATTATACGTAAGATGTATCAAAGAATTGCTGAAGATTTACAGTTAAGATGTGATTTTTTTCTTGACAGGGGTTTTTGGGCATAAAAAAAGCGCCTTGCGCGAAGGCGCTAAGGCGCTAAGATTTTAAAAAGAGTCATGTGAGACTACATTGTTAGATTTTTAATCCCAACTCTTTAGCTAATTGCCTTCTTGGATCTTTTTGATGATACTACTTTTAATCGGATGTTTTTTCATGGTAGTTATCTCACAAGCAATTTGTTGTATTGCTTTTTTATATTGTTAGCTTTGATAAATTTATTTTGCTCTTTCCGCTCATTTTCTGTAAATTGATCAAAATCTATATGATCAATACAAAATACAGAATATGGAAGCGTGACACTTTCCCCACAAATAATACACATTTCTCTGTCCATTGTTTTCTGATCCTCCTTTTGTTATATTTTTGCATCTTTGCGTGAGATTATTCATCATTTTGTTATATTTTACGCCTTCACGTAGCGCAAGCGCCTGTGTGAGATTATTCTGCATTTTCGGGGATGTTTTTTTCTCGAAATAAGGTTATTTTTTTAAAGAAATTATCAAGATTATCGACATGAGCATACCAGCGGTTATTAATAAGCCGGGCAGGCATTCCTTTTTTCAAGAAATCATAAAATAACGGACGTGACACACCAATATGCGCCATTATTTGCTCACAACCGATAAGTATTTTCTTCTGATCCTTATTTACCATCAAATGCCCTTACTTATTATTCTGCGAGCTTTTTTCGCTGGTCCCGCGGCGGGATCACCTTTTTTCTTCCAGAACTTAATCCCTAACACATCGGCTATTACCAGGTTATATACACTTACGTCCCATCCGTGATTGGCTCTTGATGTCTGACATTCCCACAAGCCTTTTTCATTTACATACTCTGAAGTCATCTGCATGGCCCAATCCCTGCTTGTTTCGCTATGCAGGTGCCAGGCGCCGGGATCTGCCGGAGCTGTTTCCAGCTTGCCTGCGAGATCATCTTTGTAATAATTAACATTTGCCCGCAAGAGATTAACACCGCCCGGAATCGGAATTTTTGTATTTGGATAATGCAGCCGTTTTGTAAACGCAAACGGATGATTCATTTTTTGTTCGCCTTTGAATGGAAACACCCGCCGATGCTGGCTGCACCATTCGTAAATCTCTTTTGTGCGATGTCCCATGGCATCGATAACACGGCCTTGAATGACATATTGATTGCCATCTGCATCAAGATATTCATCATCAAAAAAGATTTGCTCAAGCGCTGTAAGAGTAGGAACAAAACCTTCACGGATTCCCCAGCTCTCCTGGATTAATCCCCAGCCCCAAGCGCGCACTTCATACCAAAACCCATTATCCTGGGTATCTGCCGCCATGGTAAGTCCTGACACAATACCGCCTGCAGGCACAATCCCGCGAGGCCGGTCATCACGCAGGTCAAGGATAGCATTTTCGGAGCGCTCCGCTATAATCTCGGCAAACGGCATGGCTTCATGGCCATTGCGAAAATCTTTCAGCGCATTTCTTTTTTTGGTTTTAATCCATTTCAAAAAAGCCGCGGCAGGCTCGGATAGGCTGACAAAATAGGATATCCAGGACGGAATATGGAAGCCTATCTCCGCAGGATGGTGTTTGCGCAGGTATTTAAACAATTCCAAACCGGAATCTTCATCCTGCCAGTTGGATTGTTGATTATTTTCTGACTTCTGATCTCCGACTTCTGACCTCTGATTTCTTTTATCGCGTGTAAACCAATCTGCAGGCCGGGCTCTCCATTCGCCATTATTACGCACCGCCCTATCTCTATCGTTATCATCCCATTTTGCTTTGCAATACGGGCACTTATACCAGGCAAGGCGTTTAGATTTTATTTCTTTAGGTTCTGGGTGCGCCTCATTGTCTGGTTTTTCGCCTTCGTGGGAATGGCAGCGGGCCCATTTAATCTGTTTAAACTGCATTAATTGCAAGGCGTCGCAAAAAGGACATCTGACATAATAATCAAAAACTATTTCGGCATCTTCTGTGATCGCTTTCCAGATATTGCCACTCTCCCATGTGGGGGTAGATATTTTGAAGTGTTTGCTCTTTCTGATCCTTCTGTATGTGATTAACCTTTTATCAATCAAATCCAGGGGAGCGGCTTCTGTTTTTGTGAAATTAATATACCCGCCTTTATCGATCTCATCTGAAATTGCAAGTTTAATAGGCTTATTACCAAGCCTGGCCGCAGAGCTGGCCCATGCAAGATAGATAGGCATGTGTGACAGACCTATCCTGAGCATCGCCGCATCATCCTGGGCGCCTGTGAGGTAAGATCGAAGCTGGGAGCTGGACGTAATCATGGGCAGAATTCGATCTTTTGAATTTTCCTGCGCTGTTTTTTCGTCTGGATAGGTATAAAGCACAGGCCCGGGATCTCTATCGATTGAATATCCCACAAAATTATGAGACGCCTCACTCATGCCGGTTTGAGGAGCTTTGCAGATATCGATATCACGCACAGACGGAAATGCAGCCGCATCCATAAT